GACCACCGGGGCTGTGGACATAATCCCGGCCGCGGTGAGCATCACCGCAACACCAGGCACCGTTTCGGTGGGTCCCGCGGTGACGCTGGTCGGCGCCACCGTCACCACCACCGTTGGAGCTCTGACGGTCACGGCCGGGGCGGGGGCCATCACACCGGCCGTGACCGCGGTCACGGTCACCGCCGGGTCCCTCGTCGTCTCTGGTGGCACCTTCCGCGCAGATTCCGCGGCCACCGTGGCCACGGTCGCATCGTCCACGTCGAGGGTTTCGGAGGTGGTGTGACATGGGCGCAATGGTGTTCTTCGAGTCCGCGAGCGAACTGGCCACGTTGACCAACACGTTCACCGTCGCTGGCGTGGCGACCGACCCGACCACCATCACCCTGGTCGTCACCGACCCCGAGGCAACCGCCACCACCTACACGTTCGCCCTGGCCGAGATCACCAAAACGGCCACCGGGGTTTACACGAAGAACATCACCTGCTCGATCGCCGGCGAGTGGCAGTACGAATGGGTTGGCACCGGTGCGGCGGTGGACACCGAGGTCGGCACGTGGACGGTGCTCGACACCACGTTGGGCAGGTTGTACGCCACCCTGCAAGCCCTCAAGTCGAGACTGGGCCTGGCATCGACCGACACCGCCGACGACTACGAACTCCACACCGCCTGTTTCGCCGCCTCCCGCATGATCGAGCACTACACGCAGCGGCTGTTCTGGCGCACCACCGACGAAGAGGTGCGCACGTTCATCCCCACCGGCCTGTACTGTCTGCGGCTGCCGGTGTTCAACGACCTCGTGTCTGTGGTGACGCTGAAAACCGACGCGAGCGGCGACGGCGTGTTCGAAACCACGTGGGCCGTCGGCGACTACCAGCTGCAGCCGGTCAACCCGGCCGCCGGCCCGGAAACCAAGCCGTACACCCGCATCGCCGCGTTGACCCGCACGTTCCCGCTACCGTGTGGTCTGCTGACCCGCCAGGACCGGGTGGAGATCACCGGCGTGTACGGGTGGCCGGCGGTGCCGTACAGCGTGCGCCAGTCGGCGCTGATCACCGCCGCCGAGTTGTACCGCTCCAAGTCGACCTTCGAGGCGCAGGGCGGGTTTGATGAGACCGCCGGGTTCATGCTTCGGCGCAACCCGTTCGCCCTCGACCTGATCAAGCCGTACCGGCTTACCCCGGTGCTGGTGGCATGATGGCCACCACCCAGCAGATCCGCGCCGGGATCAAAGCCCGGCTGGACACCATCGCCGGCCTGCGCACGCACGCGAACATGCCGGACATCATCAACCCGCCGGCCGCGGTCGTCGCCCGACGCACGACCACGTTCGACACCACCCTCGACGGGGAGAGCGACGACCTCACGTTCGCCGTGACCGTATTCATCGAATGGGCCACCACCCGGGCGCAGGAGCAGTTGGACGCGTTCACCGCCGGTGAGGGCACGTCGTCGATCCGGGTGGCCATCAACGGCGATCCGACCCTGGGCGGCACGGTCGACTGGTCGCAGGTCACCTCGGTGGAGCGGGACCGGGCCGTCGAATGGCCGCCCATGAGCAAAGTCACCTACTTGGCCGCTGATGTGATAGTCGAGGTCGGCTGATGCGCATCGTCGTCTGCCACCCGGGGCCGTCGTTCAGCGTGGCCGACGTGTACGCCGGCTGGGTTGAGGCGCTGCGGGAGCTCGGCCAGCAGGTGATCGAGTTCAATTTGGGCGACCGGCTCACCTTGTACGACGCCGCGCATGTCCAGGTCGCGGAGGGCCGGTTCCGCAAGGCGCTGCCAACCGAGCAGGCGATCGAGCTGGCGGTCAACGGCCTGTACGCCACCTTGTACAAAACCCGGCCGGACATCCTGCTGGTCGTCTCAGCGTTCCTGGTTCCGCCCGAACTGCTCGACTTGGCCCGCCGCTACGGCACCCGCATCGTCATCCTGCACACCGAGTCCCCGTACGAGGACACTCGGCAGTTGGCCGCGGCCGCCCACGCTGACCTGAACCTGCTCAACGACCCGGTGAGCATCGACGCCTACCGGGCAGTGTCCCGGGCCGAGTACATCCCACACGCCTACCGTCCGACCGTGCACTGCCCCGGCCCGGCCGAGCCGCAGCTGAAATGCGACTTCACCTTCGTCGGCACCGGATTCGAGTCCAGGATCGACTTCTTCGAGACGATGGACCTGGCCGGCCTGGACGTGCTGCTGGCCGGCAACTGGCAGCGGCTGGCCGAGGGCTCGCCGCTGCGCAAACTGGTTGGCCATGACATCCACGAGTGCCTGGACAACGCCGATGGGGTACGCATCTACCGCTCGGCGCGGGCGGGGATCAACTTGTACCGGCGTGAGGTCGACGACGGTGACTCTGCCGAGGGTTGGGCTATGGGACCGCGGGAGGTGGAGATGGCCGCGACCGGCCTGTTCTTCCTGCGCGACCCGCGCGGTGAGGGTGACGGGTTGCTGCCGATGCTGCCCACGTTCAGCTCGCCGGCCGAGGCATCCGAGTTGCTGCGCTGGTGGCTGGCCCGCGACGACCAGCGGGACGAAGTTGCGCGTCAGGCGCGTCGGGCGGTCGCCGACCGCACATTCAGGAACCACGCGGCAGCGCTGCTGCGGATGTTGGACAAGGAGTGAATCATGGCACGGATGAGCGGTAGGCGCGGTCGGGTCTATTTAGCACTCGCCAGCGGTGGAACCGCTGAGCCGGTGGCGTTCCTTAACTCGTGGAGCATCAAATTCGAGACAGACCGCCCGGAAGTCACCGCGTTCGGGGACGAAAACAAGGTGTACGTTGCCGGCCTGCCCGACGCGTCTGGTGACTTCGCCGGGTTCTACGACGATGCGACGGTGCAGACCTACACGGCGGCCATCGACGGAATCGCGCGGAAGTTCTACTTGTACCCGTCCACGTCGAACAACCTGCAGTACTGGTTCGGGAACATCCTGCCCGACTTCGAGGTCGACGGCAGTGTGGCCGACTCGGTGAAGATCGCCTCGTCGTGGAGCGCGTCGACCGCGATCACCCGGTACGGCTGATGCCGGTTGAGCTGTCCGTCGACCAGCATGCGTTGCAGGCGCTGGCCCGCGCGTTGTCGGCGGAGGCCGACGGGAAGAAGCTGCGCCGCGACTTGTCCAAGAGCCTGCGGCAGGCGATGGAACCGCTCAAGCATCAGGTCATCGGCAACCTGCTCGGGTTGGATGACACGTCGCCGGCGGCGGGTACCCTGTCGCTGCGGCAGTCGCTGGTCCCGCTGGTCAAGGCGCAGGGTCGGCTGTCGGGGCGGAGCACCGGCGCCCGGCTGCGGGTCGGCGCTAAAGGTGCAGCGCGCGGGTTTGACCATGCGGCCCGGCGGCTGAACCGGGCGAAGGGTTGGCGGCATCCGCTGTTCGGCAACCGTGAGGTGTGGATCGAACAGCGGGCCACACCGGTGGAGTGGTTCGACTCTGCGACCCGGAAAAGCCACGGCGAGATGCGTAAGGCGGTGCTGTCCGCCATGGAGGACATGGCCCAGCGCATCGCACGGAAGGGACCGTTCAAGTGAGGCTGACATGCTCGTGACCTATGCGCCGGACCAGGGCAGCAAGCAGCAGTGGGAGTGGGACGCGGACCGGGTGCGCACCTCCGAGGCCGAACTGTGTGAGAAGAGGTTCGGCGACACCTGGGACAAGCTCAAGGTCGGCATCATGTCCGGGCAGTCGAAGGCCCGGCGGGTGCTGCTGTGGCATCTGCTGCGCCGCGAACAGCACACCCTGCGCTACGAAGACGTCCCCGACTTCTACGTCGGTGAGCTGCTGGTCGAGTTCACCCGCGAGGAGCTGCAGGCGATGCGTACGAAGATCGAACGTGCGCGGATGGACGAGACGGAGCGGGACGAGATGCTGACCGCCATCGACCTGCAGATTGCTGACGCCCCGTCCGCGGGTGAGCCGGCGGGAAAAGCGACCTCGAATACCAGCGGCGACGCTACCAGTGGGCCATAGCCGAAACGTTGCACATCGGGCCGCGTGAGTTGGAGCGGCTGAGTGTGGAGGAGTTCGAGTCGGCCTGCGACTACATCGACGAGTTGAGCAACCGGGCCAAGGACGCCTGACTGGGGGAGGTGGCCAACCGTGGCAGACACATCGCTAGTGTTCAACGTCCTCGCCAAGGATCGGGCCACCAAAACCCTGGACAAGGTGAAGTCTGCGGCGAAGGTGGCCTTCGCTGCGGGCGCGGCCGCCGCCGGTGCGTTCGCAGTCAAGGCGGTCAGCGCCGCCTCAGACCTGGCTGAGACGCAGAGCAAGGTCGGTCAGATCTTCGGCGACTCCGCCAGGGATGTGCTCAAGTTTTCCGACACTGCGGCTATGACGCTCGGGCAGTCGCGGCAGCAAGCCCTCGACGCTGCGGCGACGTTCGGAATCTTCGGCAAGTCGGCGGGGCTGGCCGGTACCGACCTGACCGGGTTCTCCACGGAGATGGTGTCTCTGGCCACGGACCTGGCCTCGTTCAATAACACCAGCCCGGATGAGGCCATTGTCGCCATCGGCGCGGCGTTGCGTGGCGAGTCTGAGCCGATCCGCCAGTTCGGCGTCCTGCTGGATGATGCGACACTGCGGGCGCGGGCGATGAAGCTGGGTTTGATCGACACGACGAAGACTGCGTTGACGCCGCAGCAGAAGGTGTTGGCGGCGCAGGCGGAGATCCTGGCGCAGACCAGCACCCAGCAGGGCGACTTTGCGCGTACCGCCGACGGCCTGGCGAACAAGACCCGGATCATGAAGGCGCAGTTTGCTGATGTCACCGCGCAGGTTGGGACGAAGCTGCTGCCGGTGGCGTTGAAGCTGTCGACGTGGGCGCAGGGTGCGATTGACTGGATGCGTGAGCATGGCACGCTGGTCAAGACCCTCGTGAGCGTGCTCGGCCCGCTGATCGGCGTCATCGGTTCGATCATCGTGGCCACCAAGATCTGGGCGGTCGTGATGGTTGCGCTGAACGTCGTCATGATGCTGAACCCGCTAGGTGCCGTGATCCTGATCATCGTCGCCTTGGTCGCGATCTTCGTGGTCGCCTACAAGAAGTCCGAAGTGTTCCGCAACATTGTCAACGGCGTGTTCAAGGCGGTTGTCGCCGTCGCGAAGTGGTGGTGGGAGAACATCGTCAAGCGGTACATCGCCGGTGTGGTTGCCGCGTTCCAGTTCGTGGTCAAGGCCGGTAAGGCGGTGTGGATCGGCATCAAAATGTACTTCGGTTTTTGGAAGGGGCTGCTGTCCACGGTTGTCGGGTGGGTGATCGGTGCGAAGGACCGGATCGTGAACGGGTTCAACAAGGTCGTCGGGTTTGTGAAGGGTTTGCCGAAGCGGATCAGCTCCGCGGCCCGTGGCCTGTTCGACGGGATCAAGAACGCGTTCCGGTCGGCCATCAACTGGTTGATCGGCAAGTGGAACAACTTCCAGCTCACCCTCGGCGGCGGTTCGGTGATGGGCATCAACATCCCGTCGATCACCCTGTCCACGCCCAACATTTCGTACCTGGCCGCGGGTGGGATCGTGACCCGGCCGACGTTGGCTGTGCTCGGCGAGCGTGGGCCGGAGGCTGTGGTGCCGCTGTCCCGCGGCGGTGGCGGGTCGCAGCACATCATCTTCGACTTCCGCGGCGTGCGGGGCAACCGGCAGCTGGAGCAGTTCGTCGAGGACTTCCGGGCGGCGGTCCGCACCAAGCCAGGCTTCCGGGCGGAGGTTCGGGCGGCGTGAGCAGTCTGGGCGTACGGGCGTACGGTGGGGGCACCAACTCGTCGGGGGAGTTGATGCCCGATGCATCGTATCTTGTCCGCCGTGGCGGCTCTGCTGCTGGCTGGCGCGCTGTCCGGTTCGGCCTCACCGGGGTGTGCCGTGGCCGGTGAGCTGGTCCAAGCGCAGGTGTCGATCTTCTACTCCGGTGCGTGGCATGTGATCACCGCCGATACGCGGATGCCGATCCACATCAGCCGGGGCATGCCGAACGAGGCGTCGAGGTCTGATCCGGCTGTGATCA